TGGAGTTGGTAAGATATGGACAGCAGATACGCGCGAACGTATAGGTGACATATTGTCCCAACCGTCAACAACTATACCTTTTGGAATCGGTCAGTATAAGGATGTGAACTCTAGTGTTATGAAGTTAATTTATGATGAGGAATCTGGATTGTCAGAAGAAGAGTTTAAGAAGATACAAGCTAGTGTACCAACGTGCAGTAAACTTGTAACCACCCCTCTTTACGGGATATATCCCGTAACTCGTTTTCCCGCCCAGTTAAGTAAATATGGTAGGTGCACTGTGAAAGATGTGGCAAAGAAGTCTTTTTCTCCTCTAGTACCGGTAGATGAAAAGGAGATACAATTTGCTATTGACACAATGGATGCTATCATTCCAGAGTTTAAAACGATAACTGAAAGTGAAGTAGTTTTGGGTAACTCTTGCTTAGCCCCCCTGAATAAGAAATCTTCTAATGGTTTTGGCTGTCTTCCGGAAAAGGAAGACTACATTGATTTTCAAAAGGGAGAGTTTAAAACATTTTTCCGAAAAGAAGTCGATGAAGTCGAAACGCAGCTTAAGCAACATATTTTTCCTTGGAAAAATTTTGTTTGGGTTGAATCATTAAAAGATGAATTGAGAGGAGTTGAGAAAGAAGGCCTACCGCGAAGTTTTAGAGTAGGAACAATACATCAACAAGTGTTGTCCAAGAAATATCTAGGTGATTTGGTGCAAAAATTGATGGCAGCTCGTGATTTCAATGGAATCATGGTCGGAGTAAATCCGTTCGTGGAGTGGGATAATCTAGCCAAGAGATTGTCCAACTACCATTTATTTGCGGCTGACGTTAAGCAGTGGGACGGTGGTATGCTCGTGCAAGTGCAGCGAGCCGTCGCACAACAAATCATCAAGAAATTTCGAGGAACAAACTCTGAGACAAAAGCGTTAGAGCTTTTATTAGAAACTATAATTCACAGTTTAGTTATCGTTCAAGACGATTTTTATTTAACAACACATTCGCTACCTTCAGGTCATTTTTTAACTGCAATTTTTAATAGTTTAGTTAATCGTTTTTATACTGCAATGTGGTACTACAGACAGCTAAGTTCGAATAAGAGAACTGTTTGTGTGAAAAGGTATTTTGAGGATGTTTTAGACCTGGTTTATGGAGATGATAAGGTTGTTGGTGTCAAAAGTAATTTTGACATTTTGACTGCACGATCTATGCGTGATTTTTTCACCTCTATAGGCTTGGGTTTGACTACGTCTACAAAAGGGCCCATTGATTTTGATTTTCAGACCTCGGATGAGATAGATTTTCTTAAAAGAAAATTTGTTTTTCACAAGGAGTTAAACAAATATATGTGTCCTTTAGAATTGAGAACGTTGTATTCTGGTTTGTCTTTTGTTATGAGTGATAAAAATATGTCAGAAGTGCTGGATGATAAGATACATAATATACAGCGTGAGCTGTATTTACATCCTGATTTTGACAAACATTTAGATGACCTCTACGAAAGGCTAAAGGAACGCAACTATCTCTTTTTTAAATTGCCTCTTTCATACTTACGATTTTTGTATACGGACCAAGCGTCTTTAGTACAGATGTATGAATCTTTGTTTTAGTTTTATTTATTTTATATTTTAATTTATTTTATATATATAATTTTATTCTAAATTTGGAAAATTAAATTTTTGGAGTTATAAGTCATTTTTGTTTTGATAATTGTTAATATTGACGC